TAATGCCGGGGTTAGCCGATCCCTCGACAGTTAAATCATCAGCATCGGCATCTGCTGTTACAGAACCAGCAGAAGCGGTCATTACATGAAGTCGTCCATCTGGCGAACTCGTCCCGATGCCCACGTTGCCCGAGCTATCCACCCGCATCCGCTCACTGCCACCCGTAGCAACAGCCACCGTATCAGCAGCAGGGAAGAAGACTCCAGTGTTGGTATCGTTGCCTTGAATGGCAGGAGTGGCTGCGGATCCATCAACCGCAGAGACGCCGTTTGTGCCAGAGAGAACGAGGGTCATTTTTTACCTTCTAGACAACAGTCCACGCACTGCCCGAGCTAACAGTTACCGTGATGCCCGAGGCCACGCTAACCGGGCCTGCGCTCAAGCCATTATCGCCAGAAGCAATCGTGTAATCAGCACTCACCGTCTGGCTGTTGACCACGATGCCATTGCTGGCACGAGGGGCCGAGACGCTCAACTCACCCGTAGAAGGCTTATAGAGCAGCTTCGCATTGCCCGTGTAGATCGTCGTGAGCGAACCAGAAGTGGCCGCAGCAAAGAGCGGGTAGAGGTTCGTACTGGTGCTGGTATCGTTAACCGCCGTAACACCCGCCGTCGCCCAGGAGGTGTTCGTGCCATCCGTCGTCAAATATTTCCCAGATTGGGAAGTCTGACTAGGTGCTAAGGCATTGAAAGCCGTGTTGGCAGTCGTCTGGCCCGTGCCGCCGTTGGCAATCGGCAGCGTGCCGGTCACCTGGGTCGTCAGATCAACGCCAGAAAGTGTGCCACCCAGTGTCAGGCTACCAGACGAGGTGACCGTGCCCGAAAGGCTAATGCCGTTGACCGTGCCCGTACCGCCAACCGAGGTCACCGTACCCACATACTGATCATTGGAGGTGATCGTAAAGTTGGGGTAGGTGCCCGTGATGCTGGTCGTGCCCGCACCCGTCAATGCCACCGTCTGATCGGGGGCGCTGTTGGTCACCGTGATCGAGCCAGCACCATTGCCGATGCTGATGCCTGTGCCAGCGGTCAGGTTAGCCGCTTCCCACAGTGAGGTAGTGGAGTTATAGATCAGCGTCTTGCCGTTGCTAGGCGACTGGGCCGAGACATCGTGTATCTCGTTGAGTTCGTAGCCGTTTTGTATGCGAACGTACAGACGCCCGTTGCCCATGTTGGCCCGCTCGACCACACCGACATACACCAAGTGATTCGGTGCGTAGGGTTTGGTCGAGGTCAGCGTGCCTGCCGTTGCGCCCACATACAGCGTGTCGCCAGGAGAGTACGCAGACAGGTTCAGTCCATCTTGCACACCCTGGCACAGCACCATGCCCGCCTGACCAGCGGCGATGTTCTCCGCGCAGACGCCCAGGGTCTTAGCCGAAGTGGTGTCAGTCGTGTTCGACGCTAGCTTGACCGATACCCGGTCGCCCTGCGCCCCGAACATATAGACCGGCTGGCCCTTGGTGATCGTCACCGCCTCGTCGTTGGTCACATAGGCGTATAGGGTCTGGCCAACGTCAGCCGCGATGTTGGCATTCAGGCCCACGCTCAGGGTTTGCTGGGTCGAATCCCAGTACAGTCGGCCAGCAGCGTTGGTGACCGTCGCGCCAGTATCGAATTGGATGAAATCGGGCGACGAAATGCCACCCGTGATCCCCGTCATCGAGGTGATGTTGTCGTTGGCGCCTGCAATGGCCCAGCTCTGGTCAATCTTTTGCCAAGTCGAGCCGTTGAAGATGAGCCAATCACCCGCCTGCCAGTCCGTAATGCCGTTCAGGTTCGTGCTGCCCGCCACCGATACGACATAGTAGTAGCCATTGGTGCCCGTGCTCGAGGTCAGCGTCGGGGTGTTGGTCGAGGCGTTCCAAGTGCCCTGGTAGGACAGGCCACCGGCCACATCAGCCCACGACAGCACCGAGCCGTTCGTGGTCAGGAACTTACCCGCATTGCCAGTCTGGCTGGGGATCAGATCGTTGATCTGTTGCTGTAGGCTGGCCAGGGTATCAAGCACTGATTGGCTCGTGCCGCCACCGTTGGTAATGACCTTGATCTTCTCAGCTAGATCAGGGGCCACCACCTCACCCACGTTGATCTCGCGGCCAGTGGACAGCGAGATGATCAGCGATCCGTCAAAGTCAATTCGTGCATCGGTGACTGAGACGCCGTCTTGCCCGTCTTGCCCGTCAACTCCATCGCGCCCGTTGGCACCGCGAGGCCCCATAGGCCCTGTAGTGCCGTCACGGCCTGCACGGCCGTCGCGCCCGTTGACTCCGTCCCGCCCGTCTTTGCCATCCTTGATCGACGCTACACGCTGCTCGATCTTGTTGCCCACTTCATCGTAGCGAGACTTGATGTCTCCTTCGATTTTCTTGAGGGCCTCAATGACAAGACGCGCCTGCTCGCCCACCTTTTGCTTTTGCAACTCGCGGGCTTGGCCCATCGTGTTGCGAATGGACTGAAGAACAGCTTTCTGCTGTTCATCGGTCATCCCCTTGAGGATTAGCTGTTTAGCAAGGCTTTCAACGTCCATTACCCAGCTCCTTGGTCAATTCCTCCAAGAAGTCTTCTTCCATGCCTGACACCTGATTTCGCTTCTCGGCCATCTGAAGCTCAACGATCTTGGACTTGTTCTTGATGTCCGCTTCCTTGAGCATCAGCTCGGCGATCTTTACGCGCTTTTCAAACTCGTCAGACTCGCCACCAGCAGGAAGGTTCTTCGTCGCGTTCGCCAGCACCTTAGCCTGGACTTCCTGCGGCATCAACTGTGCCTCGGTCATCAGCTTGGTAGCCTCTGCGCGATTTTGCTCGGCTTGCGTAGTCTGCACCGCGATCTGAGCCTGAGCCGCCTGGAGCGCCAGTTGCTGTTGCATCTGCTGCATCTGCTGCGCTTCAGGGTTCGGCTGGGCCATCTGATCCAGCGCTGCGATCAGCTCGTAGCGGTTGGTCAGGCTGCTGTTGGACAGAATGCCCTTCAAGAGCAAGGGCAGCACAGGCGTATCCGGGCCGAGAGTCTGCAAGAGGCCGATGAACTGCTGCTGCTCGTACTCGCGAGCGATGATGCCCAGCGTGGCCGTCGGGACAAACTTCATATCCACCGACGGATAGCGCTCGGGGTCAAACTGCATGTAGCGGAACGCCGCCTTCTGGATGAACGGAATCAGGAAGTCTTCCTGGAAGTTCACCAGAGTGCGTTTGTACTTCTTGATGATCGTGGCCACCGCCAGCGACATACCGCCCGCATCACGAGCGGCTTGGCTGACCATGCCCTGGCTGTCCAGAGTGCCGGTCGATTGCAACAACATGCGCTCGAAGTCCTTAGCCGTGGCCAAGTTCGCGCCATCGGTGTTGCCGAACTTGAACGGGAACAGAATTTCGTTCGGGTTGCCGTTGGTCAGGATCGCCTTGCCCGGGCGCACTTCAAACTTCGCACCGCGAGGCAGACGGGTTGCATCCATCGCCATCATGGGGGCGGTGGTCAGGGCCAGCGAGTCAAGGTGGCTACGCACCTCGGCATCGATGGCCTTTTGCATGTTGTAGGCCTTCTCAACCGTGCCGCGACCGAGCAGCCGGTTGGGCACCGTATCATCTTGATAGGACAGCACAGGGCGATCCTTCATCATGTACGGGTTTTCTTCGGCCTTGAGCAAGAAGCCTTCGTTGGCGATCACCACAATGGCTTCCACCAGATCGCTGTACTCATCAGCAGTCGAATCTTCGGGGAAGAGGTCGGCGACTTCTTCTTTATCCGTTAGGTACTCACGCGGCACCAGACCGTAGTACGTCAGCAGGCGCACCTTATCGCTCTCGTACTGGCTGATTTCCTGCGTCGGCTCCAGGTCGGTGTCCTCACCAGCGGGCTGAATGTTCACCTTGCGGTAGATTCCGCGCTCCATGCCCTCGACCACCTTGTGAATCGAGACATACTTCTCGATTGCCACGCCCATGCAGTCGTCAACGCTCGTGCCGTTGGGGTCAAACAAGAAGTTTTTCGGGTTGACGGGCACAATCTTCACCGCAACACGGGGCTTTTCTACCACACCAATGGCCGCTTGGCCCATTTGGCCGGGAATCGCCTGAGTTGCGGGGACAAAGATCTTCTCGGTCTTGACAATGATCTCGCCAATGCCCGTTCCGTAGATTTCGGCCATCAATTCGATCTGATCAATGGACTTGCGGATCTTGTCCTGCTTGAAGTCCTCCATCAACTGCGCTTTGATCACCTCAACATCAATCGGATTCTTGTTGATGTCTTGCAGGTCGTCCTGAATGTCAAAAAACTCGCCCTGCCCGAAGATCGCTTCCATGATCTCGGCGTGGCGAGTCTCAACTGCTTGCTGCGTTGCGGGAGTCACCAGCTTAGAGCGCTCAGATTCGCGCATCTTGTCTTCTGCTGCCCACTGCCCCCGGAAAATACGCTCGTACTCCAGGTATGCGGGCAGGAAGTTCGTGTCGCGCCAGTCCCTCCAGCGGTCACAGTGATCCGTCACAAAGGCCAGAAGCTCTTTGTCGCCCTCAGTAGGCTCGTAGAATTCCATAGTCAACCTCTCGTCCTGTCAGGTCACACACCTGATATGGTATCAAGCGGTTGCCAATCATCCTGATCTTCTTCTTCGAAGTAGGACGTGACCGCTAACTGGTCTATATATGATAAGGCATCGGGCAGGTCGTCATGCACACCCTGCGCCGGAAACATCAGCGTCTGGTCTAGGAAGTCCGACCAGTCTTCATCCTGATTTAGCACGATTCTGCCATGCTCAAAGCGTCCTTGCAACGCCCAAATGATGCGATCTGCCTTCTTTCTGTTGCCGTGCGTCAAATCCACGATGTGCGCGTAGACGTTGTTCTTTCGCATCAGGTCAGATAGGTACGGCAAAACCGCGTTCTTGAGCGACCCCCGCTCAATCCCGACGGATAACGGGCGATAGTCCCGCACTTTCATCAGAATCTTAGCCGCCGTCTCCCGAACGTCCCAGCGGCCATGTTCAATTTCTTTAACAAACCACTTGCCTTCATCAGTTACCTTCACAATCGCAATGGCCGACTCGTCCAGGCGCTTCTTGGAGTTAGCAGCCTGCTTGGCCACCTCCTCAAAACCCGCCAGATCGACAGCGATGAAGTAGCTGCCAGTGGTAGGCTCTTCGCCATAACGGATCCACTCCTCTTTGAAGATGTCGGAGCCCGCGTTTGAGAAGCTGGCAAGGTATTCCTGCTTGAAAGCGAAGCTGGAAAGGGTCTTTTTTGCTGATTCGATTTCGCCAGGATCGATCAGCGGGTTGTCTTTCGTCGTAAAGTGCCAGCTTTTCCAGTCTTTGTCACTATCTTGCTGACCTAATTGCCACAGATCATAGAACCAATTTCTACCTTTTGGCGTACCGATGAACATCGCTCGGCCTTTTTTGTCCGATAGAGACGCTCGAATCACCTGCTCCCAGGCCTCTGGCTTGATGTCAGCCACCTCGTCGAGCACGGCGTAGGTCAGGCTCACACCCCGCAGCGTATCCGGGCGGTCTGCACCGCGCACATAGATGCGTGCGCCGTTGATCATCGTGATGTCAAGGTTGTTGACATGGCTGCCCGAGATGACCTCGCGGCCAAGTTCGAGCAGCAAGTCCCAGATAATCTGCCTGGACTGTCCCATCGTCGGTGAGACGTACAGCACCGCCGATCCGGGCGGGCATTTGAGCGCCTCGATGATCAAAGTGGTGGCGGCCAGACGGGACTTGCCGCAACGGCGTCCGGCGGCGATGACTTTGAAACGGGTGGAATCGGCGTAGACCTGCTGCTGCCAGGGCAGAAGCTGGAAGTTAAGGTCAGACATCCGTTATATCCTTTGCTTCTATAATAGTCGGCGGTTCGCCCAATCCAGTTATATTGATCGTGACGGCGCTGCGAGCGCCTTTCTCTTTTTCAAACAAGCTGGTGGGCAGTGTGCGATCCATGCACATCTTAAGCGCCGTCATCTGTCCGGGATGTGCGTCATCC